TGTATTTGTTTTTGCATTACCCCCACCATCTATGTTCTTTTTTGCATCATCTGCTTTTTTACCAAATGCATATAAATTTATATCTGATTTATATTGTTTGGTTTCCTTATCCTTGTCATCTTTTACAGTTACCGTACTTCCGTGAGATGCCGCAGATTCTACAAATTTTATAGATATATCAACATCTATAATCATTGGTAATTTATAATTTGTTAATACATTTTGTCCAATAGCCCCATCCTTAGAATCACCAGATATTGCATTAAGGCCGGTTTCCCAAGAATAATTATCATCTACGGTATATGTTAATGATTCTATAAATCCTTCTTTTTTATGATATAAATCTCCTAAAGTAAATTTTATAAATGGAGGAACTACATATTTTGCTGCCGATTCATATGCTGCCGGATATACTAATGATGTTAAAAATTTAATTCTTTGCCATGCTGCTATGTGTTCCCCAGCTGATAATGAATATATTTTAAATTTAAATGTTGCTGTTCTTTCTATTCCACTGTATGTGTAGTAGTTGAACGGATTTCCTACAAATTTATTTGACTCCCATGTAGGTCTAAGCGTTTCACTAAATCCACTTAGTGTTGCTCTAAACATAACAACGGATTTTTTTGCAACAGAATAAAATTTCAATGGTATAAAATCCATATCTTCCAAATATTTACCATCTGATAATTTTGTTTTTCCATTTTTTTCATCATTCTCACTAAACACAACCTTATCATTTAAAGCATCTCCGTAGTTACCTGGCATAGCAGTTGCATTACCCTCCCCATCATACACCAATTCGTTATATGTAAATCCTCTTTTAGTTGTTAATGAGTTTTCGGCTACATAATCACCATATTCATTACGACTACCAAATTCTCCATTTCTAGGTGTATCGTATGGTGTATTAGTGTAATCGTTTTGATATTTTATTTTAGTTATCTTTTTAGGTAATAACTTTTGTGGAAATACATTTTCAATACTTGTAAGAATTGTAGATAAATCATTTCTACTTGTAATATCTTTTGTATAAACATCTACATTTTTTGAATAGTTATTTTTATAAACACTGTTATTAGCATAATGACTATATGCAAATAATTCGTTTGCTTTAGATAATTTATTATATTGAAAATTACCATGGCTATTTCTATTCTTTACATATAACTTTGCTTTGTTTTGATATAAGGGGTCAGCTATACCCTCAGCAGAACTTCCAAATAGTTTTTTATTAAGTGCACTTTTTGCTGCAGCAATACCTCCACCTAAAATTTGGCCACCCATTTGATTTGGTGTACCCTGTGCATTTTGTTGTAAAAACTTACCTAATAAAGAACCAGCGGCATCATCTTTTATTTCGCTTAAAGATTTCATCGTATCCCAACTACTACTATCCTTTCTATTAAATCCAATATGAAATTTACCTTTTTTTGTAAGTTTATTTTTAGTATCATTAAATACTAAAGTTGGAATTATACTTTGAGGTAATCCTAAAAAATTAGATACTGAACTTTTAATCTTATTTGCAAATGCACTAAGAACTCCACCAGCATTACTACCATTCGCTGCTTCTCTCATATTATCTAAATTCGTTGTAGTACGAGTTTTTAATCTAATAATATCAGTACCATATATAATCGGAGATGCTACATTTTTTAATATTCTTAATCCAGTAATTTCTTCCTCAAATCTAGTCTCTCTACCTTTTGCGGATAAATTTCGTCTTGCTATTTGTTGTAATGGAAATGCCACTGCGGTCATTAATGCATTTGCAGAAGTAGGTTTATTCTCTTTACTATTTTGAATATCATACTTTTGTTGAGCAGTTTGATTGTTGCTTAACTTTTTAGATTTAAATAATTCTTGTAATGATGGCATGTTATTCTATGTTTAAGCTAAATTAAAACTATTTCTGCTTGTCTTTTCAACCTGTTTAGTAATCCCAGATGTAACTTTAGAACCATCCATATAAACAGATATCTTACCTGCATTTAAATCTGCTCTAAGTGCTTTTATTTCATTAATCATTGAGTTTAATGGTGCTGATAATGCTGCTAAATTCATTTGTACTCCACCCCCACCTCCACCAGATAATGCAGCTGCTGCACCGGGTGCTGCTACTAAATCATCATTTGAAGATAATTCAAATAACCCACCTTCTTTTGTTGATACTACAGTTTTACCATCAGCAGGTGACATAACATCCCCCGCTTTACTCATAGAAGATGCTAAATACCCAAGCAATCCACCAATTGCTACATAAGCTAGTGGACCTAACCACGCATTTCCAGCAAAAATAGATGCAACTGCACCTGCTTCTTTAGAAGCTGCTTCTGTAGCTGCTGCTCCTATTCTAGCCGGTGCTCCTGCTAAGCTTGCGTTGTCTGCAACATTACCCGTTAGTTTTGCTTCTGTTTTCATTACCTCAGCTCCTACTGCAGTTGTATTTAAGGCTGCTTGGGTTTCTGATAATCCTAATTGTTGGTATTGGGCTTTCAATATTGCACTTTGCCACATTGCCTCTTCGGCTTTTATAAGTGCTGCTTTTTTTACAGATTGATAATAAAAATATGCACCAACTCCAAGAGCACCCATAAGTGTATAAAGTACAAATGAATTTTGTGCTATAAATTCAAATACACTTGCCAATAATTGCATTGGTTTTAATAACAATGAACCTATTTGAGTACCAATTGATTTTAATCCATTACTCATTTGTTGTTGAGATGATTGTATTTGAGTATTTAATGCAAATTCCTCTGTCTTTTGCTTTAACTGCTCATCATTTAATTCCGTTATATCCAATCCTGCGTTTATAGCAGCTGTTGCTTTTTCTTTTTCTTCATCACTAAGGTTTCCTAATCGTTTTCTAATTGATAATTGTTTATTAATCTCCTCAACAGTCATATTAGATGCCTTAGCTAAAGCCTCTTGAGTGAATACATCCTGTTTGGAAAATTCTCCACTTCTTTGAATTTGATTTAATACTTCATCTTGAGCTTGAACCATTTTACCAGCAGCTGCTAAACCTCTTGCTTGCGATAAATTAAATTGCCCTCCAACAAAAGTTGCTGCTACTAATTCATCTCCAATGTTTTCTTCAAAATTTAATAAACTTTTAGCAACCTTTTCAACATCAGAAAGTTCCTGTCCTAATTGATGAGCTTTTATTACTTGCTCTTTAAGTAAGCCAACATCACCATGAAAATATTTTGATGTAATTCCTGCACTTTTTGAAATATCCTGTAATACCTCTTTAGGAGATACCCCGGCCATCTCTGCCATACTAGCTACTTGCAATCCTACATTAGCTGCTGTTTCTTGAGATAATCCTGATACTTGCTCAAATACCCCTTGTAATTTAGCTGCTTCACCTTCGGATATACCTAAATTAGTTGTCATTATTGATAACGCTGCTACAGTACTATCACTAAATTGAGCTATATCACTAAATTCATTCTTAAGTTGATTTGTTACTTCATATACAATAGCAGCATCCACTCCCATCTTTGCATAGTCTAATGCAATTTCATGAGCGGAGTGCTCAATTTCTTTTGTTTGATTTTTTGTATATCCGGTATCTTCTCTAAATTTACCAGCTGCTTTATCCAATTCTAAAAAATCTTCAACTGCAAATCCTATTGCTGCAAATAATAATAAGATAGGAGAGCCTGCTATAAGTGCTCCCATTACTTTTTTTGCAGCTTCTGCTGCTGATGTTAATGATTCTGGTAAATGTCCAGCTATCTCATTTGTTTCCTCTTGTATTTCTTTTAATCGTTCTGTTGCTTCTCTTCTTTTTAATGTTTGCTCATAAGCTAACATTGCAATTTCTTTATCCTCACCAGATAAAGAATTTATTTTCATTAAAGCTTCTATTCTTTCTTCCTCTATATCATGTATTCCAAGTAAACTATTTCTTTGAGTTATATATTCTTTTGTTGAATCTATCAATTCTTGTCTTACATCAGAAAGTGTAGATATTTGTGTATCATTTAACTTTTTTTGTTCATCTGTAAGATTAAGTTCGTTACTTTTTAATTGTACTATTCTAGCCTGAATTGCATTTATATTTGAATTTCTAGTTTCATTTATTTGCAAAGCTTTTTGCATTTGGGGATTCATTTTCCCAATAGATTGTGCAAAATCATCAGTCAAATCATTAAGTGCCTTTTGATGAGTAACTTCTTTTTCTTTTAGTGCATTAATCTTAGCTTGTCTTTTTTGATTTTGGTCTAATGCTTTTTGTCTCTTCTTTGCTTCCTCTTCAGTTAATCCTAAAAGTATTTTAGTACTAGCTATTTTATTTTCCATTTCTTGAGCTTCCCTACCACTAAGAACTGCGGCAGCCTTTACCTGCTCATTTAAACGAGTTTGAAGTTCTTCTTGTTGTTTAAGCAATTCGTTTAATTCTCTACTATTTTTGGAATCTGCCATTAATTACTGTTTAATCTTTTGGTAATAATCCTTTTTGAATTAAAAGCTTATATACTGCTGGACTTTCTTTTTGAACTTTATCAATGACATCTTTAGCTTTATAATTAAGTTTTTCATAATCAGCCTGTAATTTTTTTAATACAGGATCGTTATCTACTACTTTTTGCATTTCATATGGGGTTTTCTTTGGTTTAAAGAATAAATCCCAAAATTCATTAATTTTAGATTCTGATAATTTGTATTTTTTCATATTTGAATTTGTTTAGTTATACGATAATAAATATCTTATAAAAGAAAAAGTTAGGATTTGGAGAAATTATCTCTTTATCCTAACTTTTGATTGTCTTTGTGATGATTTTACCTGCTCATTCTCTTTTTTCTTAGAATCCACCAGTTTATTATAATAAAATAACCTCAATCTGGTTGGCATTTGATACAATTCCATTACAGTAAATCCATTACCATAATTAACCATATCGAAAATTTGCGAATGAAGGTTTATACTATGATTGGTAGGAAGGCCAAAAAAACCCAACTCCTAATGCGATAGGTGCCTCCTCCACCTCACCATCTTCGTGAGTATATTCAAATTTCATATTCATATCAGGTGACATACTTTTGATATGCTCTCTTAATGCTCTACTATCTTTAGCTAACATATTGTTTACAAATTTGTTAATAGTTGCTAAATCATTCTTACCATCAACTGATTTAATCATATATCTCAATCTAGTACTAATCTCAGATGATACATCTTTATTTATTTTTTTAAGAGCCTCTACATCTTTATCAATTAATCTTTCATCACCATGTGTTAATATCTTAAATGTTAATTTAGTACCACTTGGTGTTGTATAATCAAATTCATTTTTGTTTTTGAATACTGAAAAATCAACCTCTTTAGTTTGGATTGTAGATAAATCAAAATTTACATTAATAGTCTCACCTTTTTTAGATGAAAAGAATTGTAAATTATATTCTGCACCATATCCTAATAATCTAGTTGCTAAAAGAATAGCGTTTTTGTCACCAATAATAATATCATCCGATTTTATACCATCTACTATAATAGATTCAAATAATGTATCAATTGCTAATCCTTTTTTAATAAGATTAGATGATGAAAGGATATCTTCCTCCTTTGCAGTCATTAATTTAATTCTAATTTGTCCAGATGATAATGGATGGTCTAATGGATATACTTTACCTTGAGATGGAAGGTCTAATACTTCCGTTGGAAAATCATATACTTTGTCTGTCATAACTTTACTTGTTTTAAGTTTGTATATATAAATACATACTTTTTAAAAAATTAGAAAGCACAAAAAAGGGGATATTTTGGTATCCCCTGATTGTTTTTATTATTTTTAGATTAGTATTCTAAGATAGCGTAATCGTAAGCTAATGTTAAAGTGATAGTTGCTACTTCGTTTGAAGTGAAATCTAAATCACCAAAATTAGCCTGAAGAATGAAAGCTCCTTTAAGTTTCCATTGTTCGATTTTATCACCAACTGGTCCTAACATATAGATATCGATATCCTTTTTGTAGAAATCAGCGTATCCATCTCTACCAGTAATAGATTCATGTGATAATCTCACCCACTCCATTACCGCTTGTGCTCCAGATGGAACGATTGGGTCATAAAGAGTGATTTCTAAATCTTGCCACTCACCTTTACCTTTCAACTGTCTTTTAACGTTGATATGGTCTAAAGTTACTTTCTCAAAGTTAATTTGAGGTCTGTTACCAGCCTTTACTAAATATGATTGAATACCATCAATTTCCATGATGTATCTGTTTTTCATTTTAGGTTCGAAGTTCGTATAGAACATCTTATCAAATTCTAATATTTCTGCCATTTTTGTTCCGTTTATTTTATATTAATAAATATCTACTTTGTTTATTTTCAAATTATGCGTTGAAAGATGCTCCCGTTGGTAAGATGTTGAAATCAATTACTATGAATTCAGCCGTCTTTGCCGGTTGTAAGAACACTTGTCCTGCTAATACATTTCTATCGATTACATCCGGTGTGTTGTTAGTTTCATCCATTACAACTTTGAATGCGTATAAACCTTGTCTTTGTTGGATAGCCTCTAAATAAGGGTTTACAGTGTTTAAGAAACGAGTTCTAGTTGTAGATGTATTTTGTTCGAACACTAAGTAACGAGATGTTGAAGCGATGAACTTCTTCATTGTGATAAGTAATCTTCTTACATTGATTCTATCTAATGCTGAAGCCTTATCTTGCAATGTCTTCTGTCCGAATGCTACAATACCTTGTCCAGGGAATGCTGCGATTGGGTTTACTTTGTTCTCATATAGAGTGTCTCTCTCTGCATGTGTTAATCTATTCAATACACTAACTGCTCCAGTGATACCACCTCTATTCAAACCAGCAGGTGCGAACCACTCAGCCGCCAATCTATCATTACTTGCGTAAACCGCTGGTAATAATACTGATGGAGGAACGATTGTTAATTTGTTTGTATTCGTATCAATTGTTTTAATCCAAGGATAGTAAGTACCAACATAATTTGAATCTACTCCTTGTGCTTTTTCAGTTACATCTGCAATTGTTGCATCATAATCAGAAAATTCAGCTATGTAGAATGCATCTTGTCTATCCTCAACCATATCAATAACTGCTTGAACAGCTGCTGGATGGCTTTGGTAGTTTAGACCTGGTGTTACAACCATATTGATATCCCACTCATCAGGATTAGAAATTGCGTTAATTGCTTTTGTATATGCTGCTGAACCAGATGCTGCCGAAGTTGAACAATTGAATCCTTGCTGATTTGCATTGTTCCAATTTGCATCACCAGCTTTAGCTATTGGTGTGATTGGGTTGATACCATCAAAACCTTGTTGGAATGCTAATACAAATTGTCTCTTAACCATATCAACTGCTTTTGAACCAGTCATTTGGTATGATAATTGATAATCAAATCCGAAAACAACGTTTGAACCTGACACTGCTTCATTAGGAATTGGTTTTAAGTATTGAGCGTTATCAATTGATACACCCTCACCTTCAAAATCAAATCCACTATAATAGATTGGAGAACCAGCAGTGTTAGCTGCTGAACCGGTTTGATATACAACTGCAGGTACTTTAGTTACATCACCAGCTGCTGTTTCAATTGGATTTATATATGCTGCATGTCCGAATGGTGCTGCTGATATAGGATATGAACCAGCTATTGCTACGTCAACTCTTACATATTTTGATTTGTTAGCGTAATCACCATTTTGTGTGATTTTACCAGCAGCATCAATTGTAATATAAGAATCACCAATTCTTCTAGCTATAAAGTTTGGAGAAGCAGGGTCTAAGTTTACATTGTTAAATGTTTCAACAACACTCTTTCTCTTATCAATATCAGAATAACTTCTAATAGTTACACTAAAAGTTGAATAATCAGTACCACCATCTTCACCAGCTGCCTTTACATTAGAAATACCAACTTTAAATTTAGTATTGTAATTTGCACCATCACCTAAAGTTACAAATTTGAAAAGGTCATATCTCACACCACTAATTAATTGAGATTTAACCATTGGAGTTTGTGCAGGCTGTGCATCAAATGTATAAACCTGTGTAGGTAATACAATACTAGATATACTTGCCGTTGGTAATCCATTTGCTGCATTTTCAAAATAAACATAAGTGTATGCTTCTTTTGGTCCAAGGGGAGATTCACCAAATACATCTGATAAATCATTTGTAGCTGATGTCACTGTTGATGCAGATACATTCGTTGCACTACCGGTTGCACCAGTAATTACAAATGAACCAGATGTACCAGTTGCACTTGCTCCAGTAAAACCATAGTTTTGGAATCCGTTTGAAGTTGAGTATAATACCCCAGCGATTTTACCACCAGCAACTATTGCTAATGGGGCTGTTTGGTAATATCCTCCGATACCAGCAACTCTTACGATAGTAGCTTGTCCAGCTTCTCTTAAATAATTTTGTACTGCGTATTCAGTATAATATGTTCCGTCTACTTTACCGAACTTTTCCTCAAATTCTGATTGAGTTGTTACGATTGTAGGTACAAATGCAGGTCCTTCTTTTAGAGGTCCTATAAATGCTGCTCCGATTTCACCGATTCCTTGAGAAAGGAATGATAAATCGTTTTCTCTAGTAAATACACCAGGGGATACAATTCTTTCTGCCATGTTATTTCTCCGATTATTATGTTTTAAAATGCTAATATTGAGTATGTACAATATTACCTATATAAATATAAAGAAAATGTCCAAAACATAATTTATTTTATTAAACTATACTTTGGACATTCAAAATAATATATTTTTGGTATATTATACAGGAGGCGCATCGGGTATATTACTACCAGATGTATCAGACCAAGGAAAATTCTTAGGTCCAACTTCTTGCTTTTCCCATTTTAAAGTATCGATATGTTTAGTTAATTGCTCATTTACATGCTGCCAATAATGAGGATGTGGTGAATCTGAACCACTTACATATGATTTAACCCAACCTAATATTAGGTCTTCAGATAAATCTTTGTAATCAATGAATCCATCATTATTTAAATCTTGCACTTCAAAAGGAGTTCCTCCTGTAAATGTAGCTTGATATCCTTCCTCATCGGTAGCTTCAAGTTTCCAATTTGTACCAACGATAACATCTGATTTATCGGATGTATTTTGTTTTCTAAGTCCTGTTAATGACCATTTGTATTCGAATGCCATAGTTTTGTTATTTTATATAAATATATTAGTTTTTATTTTTCAACTCTCTAATCTCAGCTCTTGCTTCATCCAATTCAGCTTTTAATTCTTTAACTGCCTCTACTAATAATGCTGTAATCTTATCGTATTTGATAGTTTTATACATTGGAGACATTTCAGGAACAAAATCAACCGCATCCATTGCGTTTTTAGAATCTTGGTGAGTAAGTTGAGTTTGGTATTCGGTTGTTAATAATGGTTCAACTGCCTCAACCTCTTGTGCAATCAATCCAATATCTCTAGTTCCAGCACGCTTACTATTAATATTTACCTTTTCATCATTCCAATCATAAGTAACTCCTCTAAGCTTTTGGATTTTTTCTAAAGCGTTAGGAATTGTTTCTATATTTTCTTTAAGTCTAATATCAGAATAGTATGCAATTACGTTACCACTTGCTCTCAAATCACCACTAATATAGAATCCCCAATCAGTAGTATATGCTCTCCAACCAGCTGCGTATGCTAAATAAACGTTACCATTACAATATGATAAGAATGACCAACCATATGAAGGATGCCAGAATCCACAAGGAGCACCAGCACCAGCAGTATGTATCATCAATGCCATACTACCATCAACTCTCCATCCAGAGTATCCATTATTAGAACCACCCATATACCAAGATGTATAATCTCCAGTATATCTGTCTAAGTATTTAGAACTATCGTATCTATTATACATAACACCAGAATACATTCTATTATAGAAATATGCAATTGGGTTACCATTTTCACCACTCATGTAAGTGAATGTGTTATCACCAGTTGAGTTATCCATCAATCTCAAATACGAATAAGTGTTATTGTTATTAGCATCAACTCTCAATGTAATATCATTGAATGAGTTTAATGAAACCGAATCAGCCCAGTTAGCGTTATAATCTTGCGATGCATATCCGTGATTATTGAATGTATCATACGTTGCGTTCCAGTCAAATGATACATATGCTAATCTACTGATATATGAACTATATGAACCATAGTTTCCCCAAATAGAATATTCACTACCTACTCTGAATGAACCTTGTGCTCTAATATATGAATCACAATAAATGTTTTTACCATTATATGTTCTTAACCAAGTACTATCACTCATAAACCAACCACCACCATAAGATTCGTTATACCAACCAGTAGCATTATAACTTCTAAACCAGTTATAAGAATAGATGGTATTGGCCATTGTCAATGTATTCATATAAGATGAACCATTCATATCAATATAGTATCCACCATTATCTCTATCCACAATATATGGAACGTATAAAGTGTTAGAAATTCTTATATTAGTATCACCCCTACCAATACTCATAATTTCATTACTATTAACTCCGGGAGAATCTGCAAAAAATCTAGTACCACCATATGCAGGATTTCCACCAATTTCAACACCAGTATGCCATCCTAAAGAAAGTCTTGTATGAGTTGAGTTTCCATTATTATATGGAGTTTTAACATACATAAAATAGTATGGTTGATTGTCACCTCTTTGCCCAGAACTAATACCAGTTACAGAACCAACTGCTGATGGGTCGGTTGTACTATTAGCTAAATCAATATGTCTTGTATTACCAGTAGTAGTTCCAATTCTGAATGCAAATGTTCCCCCATAATCATAGTAGTAATTTGAATTTACAGAACTACGAGAAATTAAAGTACTACTGTTAGCAACACCATTTGTATAGAAATCACCATATGTATTAATAGATGCAACATTCGTATTACTTGTCATATTTCTGAATACCCATGCTCTACCATTTGTATCCATTATAAACCAAGTACCATAGTTATCGGATTGGTAACCATGCGTACCCCATCCAATGTTTGCACCATATTTGAATCCAATCCAAGATGTAGTAGCGTTACCAGTACTCCAAAATGAAATACCACCATCTCTTGATGAGTTATTGTTATTAGAATTGAACCAACCAGAGTATCCAACCGTAAGATTGTTTACACTTACAACATCACTACCACCAGCATTAATACCACCATACAACCAGTTATATCCTAATGAATAAATACCAGATGGATGATATGATGCGTTTCCAGTACCACCTGCGTTTGTATTACCTCTATAATAGTTTGCGTACATTCCAACCAAATTAGAAGTACCATCAGGAACTAAATAATATGCTCCAGTTGAAGTACCATAATAAGTTGGTGCCTGCATACTATCTGCTGAATATTGTCTACCATAAGTCCAAAATGAACCATTATAGTGAGATATTATTGCATTTACTTTACTATTACTATTATACCCAACCCAACCTGGCATTGCAGGTCCAGAACCTTGCCCAACAAATACAGTTTCGGCGCCAACCATAGTGTATGCACCATAAGTTTGTCCACTTTGCGAACCTTTATTGAAATAGAATATACCCCAACCTCTAGCATTTTCTTGGAATAACCAGTTGTTATATTCAGAACCATCGGATACTAAGAATGTACCACCATCATTGTTT